CTGCGAGCGTTAATGTTCCGGTGCCAGAAGTCGTACTCGACTCTTTAACTCGGTCTTTGACAACAAGGGCCATGCCGCGCTCTCCTTAAACTGTTTAGGCGATACGGATAATCGCGTTAGACGCATCCGCAGTTGGGAAGACAATCTGAAAGTCGCCTGATGTTGAGGTCTTATTAGAACCAAAGTCAAGAATCACAACAGAGTTTGTTGTACCCGTGCCTGCACCCTCGGTTGTGTTGTAAATCAACGCACCGCGGGCTGTAATTGTAGCAGACGTAAACGTCAAATCCGCAAAGTCCGTGAACGCTGTCGTACCAGAAGAGGTAGGGTCGATGCGAGTAAGCTCACCGCCACCTGCAGCATAGGAACCAGAGTCACCGACTTCGTTAGTCACGGTGTAATCTGTGGTCGCCGCAGTAAACGAAGCGTTGTTGTCATACAGGGCGAGCTTAAAAGTGTCGCCGCCGCTGAGTAAAAAGTTATGTCCGCCCTCAAGAAGTTCTTTCTTGAATGACGTGCACATGAAGTTACCGGTGAAAGCCATGTCAAAGTCTCCTTATAAGATCGGCCAGTTCGGGGTGCCCAGAGTCATTAAGGGCATTATACACAGTTGTGCGGTCGCTGCGAATAGATTGTTTAAGGTACTCTTCGACGACCTTTGCGATCTGCTTTTGAAAAGCATGCGCCTGCGCTCTAAGCGTGGGGTGGGCCGAGTCAGAAACGGAGACGATCCGTTCTGCGGCCTGCTCTGCGAGCTCCTCGGGAGAAAACCCTCGATTACTCGTTGTGCGTACACCGACAAGTGGAATGTCTTTGGGCACGTCTAAAAAACCAACCGTCATTGTTTCGGCCTCACCACCTTACCACGACGATACTCATCCGTCACCTCTTTTGCTTCTCCGAGAAGTTTCAAGCCTGCGATGGACTCTTGAAGGCGAGACGAATACATCTGCATAACGTCCTGCTCACCTTTAAGAAAAATGTTTGCTTCAAGCAAGGCGCCGTAAAGCAAAGCCATTTCTCCGTTGACACTAAGCCAAGTGGTTCCGTCATCGGACAAGGTCGTGATGCTGTTGGGACGATAGAAGTAGTGCAGCTCGGCGGTGTAGTCCGCGTCCGGTGTTGGAGCCAGGACCAAGTTATCCACATCAAACTGAGAGAAGTACACTGGTGCGCCCGTCGTGGTCGGATCAGGGTTATACTCCTGCACAAAACTTGGATCCTTGAACAACAAGAAGAACTTGTCTCCATCAGTCCCTGTCAAAGACAACGAAAACGGCGCCAAGAAGTCCGTAGGCAATGTAACGTACTGCCCATTGGCAAACACACTCGCCGTCGCGTTCTTAGTAAATAGACTAAGCTGCACCTGCTTCAGGATTCGCTCTTCCGCCATACGAATAAACAACGGGAGGTTGTTGACGAAAGTGGTTTCGTCGTAATCACTGTAATCTTGGATGGCCTGCTTCAGTTGACCGTATGTAAAGCTCATGTTGTCACCACCGTAACTTGTCCTGCCTTACCTATCATACGAACATTCACAAGGCTAGGTGCCTCTACTGTGGGCACATCTACATAAACCTGCAAGGCTTCTGGCTGATCGGGGCGTGGGTTTCGAAGAGCCTGCGGATCAGGCCCTGGTCTTGGCGGATAGAGCTGTGGGTGCTTTGGCTCATACTCATCAGAGCCAACAAGAGCGCCAGTCCACTCTTTGCGCATGTCACGCAAACGATACCGGAAACCCGAGCGATCTGATATTCCAAAGGCGTTCTTGTCTGAAGCAAACGACATGGCTTAGACCCTCAAGTAACGAATACTAGGTGTCAACATCAACGGAACCTTGTCCTCGTCTTCATTGGCCGCCCGCTGGAACTCTTCTTCATAGATCGATTTCATCATCTGAACACGATCCGGCGCCCGCTTAATAGCTAAATAATAGGCTAGGCCTGCGACCATGCAAGGATAGAACCGGAAGGGAACGGCTGTAGTGTTAGTGAGACTGTCTACGTCCTCGATGCGCTGCACGTAATAGTAGACCAGCTGATCCGTGCTGTTCTCTGGAGTTTGCCAGAGTGTAATCTCAGGGGCGATCTGTCTGTCAAAGTAGAACTGCGATGGCCGGCCTTGATCTGTCTTGTTAGGAAAATCAAGGTAATCGCCGCGGCTAATCCTGGTCATCTCGTAGTCAGTGCCGCTGCGACGAAGTGCCATGTCCAACAGATCAACAACGTCTTCAGCAAGGGTGTACTGTGAAGTACCCTGTGTAACCGTTGTGGTACCTGTCGCCACTGTCCAAAGGTTTAACCCGCGGTTTGCCCACTCAGCAAACATCAGGTTCATCGAGCGACGAGCCGTCTTAGCGTCGTAACCCGTCCGCATCTCAAGACCAATGCGCTCATACGCCTCTTCGATCGCTTCCGCGACGTCGAGGTTAAAATCTCTTGAACCAGATGTTGTCATTTTATCAACTTACGTTATCGTTGGATTTTGGTTTGTCTTGACCATGACGCACCCACCGTTTGCGTAGCCTTTGATTGTGCCGCCGTCTTTATAGCCGGTTTTAATCATGCCACCTTTTTTCTTCTCAATTACACCGCGACCAATCAAGACGTCCTTCTTAGTCACTTTACCGTCTCCACTTAGATCCTTCATAACATATTCCTCTCAGTTATCAAAACACCCTTACCAGGCCGCCGTTTTTTGCTTTCCAGCTTATCCGCTTAGAAGACTTTTTCTTCTTCGCAGCAGATGTACACTGTGCCATTGTTGGACGACAAGCAGGATACCCCTTACGCTTCTCGCCCTTCTGACGACCGCAAGGCTTGCCAGTCTTACAATCGACCCAGCCCTTCCCGTCGTTCTGCGAGAACCATTTGCGTAAAGAGTTTTCCTTAGCCATTAAAACGTCCTCGTACTCTTGCGGCGGCTCTCTTCAACACAGCCACAACCAGAAGCAATCATCCCGCCATCCTTATAGCGATTACGAGCAGGCCGCTTAGGGTTGTCAACTGCAGTAATCAAACCACCCTCAGCTTTCTTCTGCTTCTTAGAAGATTCGCCCCAGTTTGCCGCGCCGACCTTGCGGCACTTCGACAGTGCTCCGCTTGCGTACGCGCTCGGCCACACTTTGTACCGAGCTTTCACCTTGTGATAACAAGCGTCTTTTTTTGTTTTTTCGGCCATTGGCGTTCTCCTCTGGCGGCTTACTCACCTGGAAAGACATATTAGTGCGGTTCATATTACTGACCCACGTTATCTTTGAACGACATCCACACAGCACCTGCCATGAATAATAACAGACCACCAGTGGCCAGTCGAACAACTGTTTGCCACACAGCCTTACGGGTGTCCCGCCATGCGGATAAGAGACTGCGTAGCTCGTTCAAATCCTTGGGAGCCGTGTCGTCATGCAACCCGAGCTCTTCAAGCGCGGCCCTTGCTCCTCGCTTTGCAGAGCGGTCGAGCATCGCTTCAAGCTCCTCGGCGGTTATTTGAACTAGGCTCATAGCAGTCACCACATCTTACACGACCAGTAACGGGCCGATAGTTTATCTAACTTCTTCGTATCACATCCATGACGCGCTCGGAAAGACTTCCTACGCTTGGGGTCTGACTTCTTGATAGTCATGTTGGCATCACCAAAACGAATGATCTTCTCCTTGCCATCCTTACAGGCCTTCACAACAGACTTCTTGCCGCCAGAGATCTGGCGCTTGGGCTTGTTGCACTTCATTTTAGACTTATCGACTTTGGCCATTACAGTGGGCCTCCGTTTTTAATCAGTGTCAAATCGTAGGCCGCCGTAACGATAGAGTTGTTGCTGCGTACAGAAGCACGTACGTCAAGATCTGACTTTTCTGGGACAACAAAGGGGTAGGTAAACCCATAGTGATACTCGGAACTTGCCACCTCAAATGTGTGACCGATCAGGAACCTATCCCCCGGAACACGGTAGTAAAAAGTTCCGGTAGCGTCCCCGCCCGTCTCGATCGTCATCACGCCTTGATGCAGAAAAGCAGTATAGCCCGCAGGTACAGTGTAAATACCCATCAAGCTTTGACCTACACCTGCGTTTATCTTTGCTACAACTGTAGCGCCCTTGGTGATCGTTACAGCGCCCACGTTCACAGAGGTGCCGTTCATTCGAGCAGACTCGATGCGCTTAAAGGAGTTTGTAGAGGTGTTTCCTGACACATCGGTAAGAGTGACCGTTTCGGTGAACTCGTTGTAGTCAGCGTCCAACCCCACAACTATGACGTTCTTACCCGCGTCTGACGCACTAGCACGAGCGATTGAGATCACGCCCGCAGTGTCCCACGCACTCCATGGGTACACAGTATCGTCTACATCCCACAGTGTACCAGTCTCGTTGATCGACATCTGTGGGACACGTGCCATACGATGCACAAACTGATGGCCAGGGATTTGACCCCTGGCCACCTGAAGCTCAAACGGCTCAGATGTTCCGACCTGTGATATGGAACGGATATCGTAAGCCACTTGGTTTCCTTAGGCGTGGAAAGCGGTGATGTTTGTGAAGACCGTAGCCCCTGCCGTATAAGGCAGATAACAACCGCTTTCAAACAACACGCCTTCGTCAGGAATAGTAACGTCGCGCTCAGCGGTTGCAGACGCAACTGTTCCAAGCTTTAACTTCTCTGTTCCTGTAGCACTTCCATTCGTGAATGTAACAATGCCTGCAGTTGCAGAGTTCACAATAAAAGCACCTTTAAGACGAGCACGCTCGGCAAAAATTACGTCCAGTGCATTATTCGACATACCAACAGTGATAGCACCGGCAGTGTCGTCGTCTACTGAGACGGTGGTTACCGTGCGGAAGTACAACGTGCCGGTAACTGTGGCCGTGTCTGGCCCAGCAATAGTTTCCGTCTGCGCGTTACCGTTCACATCAGTGCCTGTTACCGTGAACGTACGGCCATCGTCAGAGCCCGCAGATGTAATCGTAACAAAACGAGCGGCGGTAAACGTAGCCACACCACCAGAAGCCTGAGCCCCGTCGATCGTCAAATCTTGAGCGCCGCCGCCGGCGGGAGTCTGCGACTCACAGACCCCGTCAGCATTAGCGGCTGTTGTGTCGGCCTCAATAAATTTGGCTTTTACGTCAGAACCTGCCATGTGTTAATCCTTCTTTTTGGGTGGACGGCCGCGTTTTTTCTTAACGGCCTTTACTATCCACGCCTCGTTCTCATCGGGGGTAGAAGGATCGTCTCCTTTAAGCGTAC